ATAGCGCCTTGCTCTGGTGTTATCTCGCAATCGAGATAAGCAGATAGAAGCCTGCTGATACGATTAAAGTTAATAGCAGGCGTTCCATAATCATCTTGCCTGTCGGCGTGAGTAAGCCTCTTGGCTTCATCTAAAATTTTCCCCCGATTCATTTATTTACTTAGAGCCTCGGCCAAATTCTGTTGCTTTTGGATCAAGTGCCTTCAAAATTGGCCCAGCGCAAGATGCTACAAATGCTGCGCCTAATGCCTTTGGTGAAGTTTCACCAGCAAGGTAAAGGGCTAGAACTGAAGCGATTGCTGCTCGTAAATATGTTGAAGCAATTGCGATTAGTTTTTCTTTGGTCATTTTTTTCCTATTCTTTGAATGTAGGCTTGCCAAATCCTACGATGAATACTGGCAAGGATGGTTTTAATTTACCACGATTTTTCTTTTTATAGGATCGAATCTTGAGGCAACACTCGCCTCCATTACGCTGATCTCCCTTTTTATCCGCTGCGGTATTACCCTCAACAGTAGTTACTGTTCCATCACCATTTTCTGAAATTACTATTCCGATATGGGAGATGCGATCAACACCATCACCAGGAAAATCAAAAAAGGCCAAATCACCAGGTAACGGAGTAGCCATTTCAGCATCTTGCCATTCTTTATTTTTCTTAAAAGCATCTGCACCTACTTTGGTTGAAACTACATTGGGAATTTTTAACCCCACCTGCGCTGCACACCACATAACAAAAGAACCACACCAAGGCGCAAAATTAACTTTAACAAAAGCACCATATTTGGTTTCATTATCTTTAGGGCCTTCAATGTAACCAACTTCGGCTTTTGCAATTTCTGTAAATTTTATTCTTTGGCTCATAATTCCCCTTCAGTATCCTTTTTTCTTGATTTTAAACCATTGGCACTAACTATTCCCGCTAAAGTTCCAGTTAAAAATACAGTAAGCGTTGAAACTAAATCAATAAATGCAGCATCATTTGGAGCCTGTTGCATTGGTTGAGTTACAAATACTAGCGCCCACAATAGCGAAAAAACCGACATTGCAAAAACTACTGCTAAAATAATTCCAATAGTTACAATTAATCGAGCGTGAAGTTCCTCTGGGCTATATTTATTTCTCAGCATTAAACACCTCTGGTAATAAATCCTCTGGGCAGGTTCCTGTTACATCGCATCTTGGGTGCTGACATTCTGTATTTTCCCAGTTATCTACCTCTTGGCAAGGGTATCTAACCCAACCTTGATATTGACTACAACCAGTAGTGGAAAATATTGCTATCAAACATAAAATAATTTTAAATAACATTTTTTAATCAATCAGTTATTTTTAACTAATAATCTGTAAATTTCATCAATTCGAACCTCTAACCGATCAACTTGATTAGTGATTGAATCGATGCGATCTCGAACCGAATTTCCACCATTGGGCTTAAGTTCAGATAGGTAACTCTTAACTAAGAATCTTACCCCAGTTACTAAAAATCCAATTAATGTTCCTACCGCAACACATATTGCGGCCCATTCGTTAGCGGTCATTTGGTAATAATCAATACACTCATTGTTGCACTACCTGCTGAAGTAATACCATAAATAGGAGATTCGTGATTATGAATTGTTAATTTATCACCATTATCCATTTTATATCCATTACTAGAAGTTACATCTGATGCACCAAGATAAATTGTTCCAGAGGATGAATGTAAATAAACTCCCTCAGCAACTGCATCTCCTGCTACTAATAAAGTTGCGGCAGTAGTAACAGTTGTTTGACTTGAACTGATTGGCATTGCTCTCCTTAAATAAGCCCCGAATCCTCAATAGCATCGACGGCATCATCGATGCTTTTTGTTACATCTGGAAAATCAAATAGCAGCATAACTTACAACAGATTCACTAATGATCGAGTTCTACCGCTGGCGAGTTGCGTATAAACCTGAGTGGTAGCAACTGATGAGTGCCTCATCAAATCTCTTACTGCTAGCAGATCGCCGTTTGATCGCTCTAGCATATTGGTAGCAAAGTAATGCCTGCAAGCGTGAAAGGTTTTCTTTGGAATACCTAATCGCTTCATTTCAGCAGAACACATCTTGGTTAATGTATTGGGGGATACTGACCAAATTCTGCTACTTACTTCATAATTCAAAATTGTTTCAGCCACAATATCTGCAACAGGTATAGATAGATCAGTTCCACCCTTGCCTGCTACCCGCAGAATATAGCCATCATCTACTTTTTCTAAATCTACCCCACGAAGGTTAGCAACCTCCATTGCTCGCAATCCTGCTTTGCAGCCGATTATGAACCAATCTCGCATTGGCAGTTCTGCCTTAGTCATTATTAATTCGGCTTCGCCTGGCGTTAGCGGGTGCGGCAGCCCACGCTTCTTGCGAACGGCTGGCAAATCAAGATCAGCCTGATTGGTAATTAAACCCATTTTGCGCAGAGCCTTAAAGATACTGCGAACTCTTGCAGCGTAGGTGCCTTTTGTAGAGGCTGCCCTAACGCTCATTATTAGCCTTTGTAAATCCTCAGTAGTTGCCGCCTGCGGATGAACATTTAAGCGTAATAACAAATTAAAATCATTGTTAAACATAGCCATTGAATAACCTTGGGTTTCATATCTATCCCGCAGTTTATCTTTGATTATCTCCAATGGTATGTGTTCCATATTTAGAACAATCTCAGAGGATTGTGCTTAATTAGTAAAGTGCTGCTATTTCCTCAGCAGTTAAGCCTAATTCGGCTAACTTTGCCTGAGCAGATGCTTTTGCCTCAGCCTTAGCAGCATCCGCAGCATCTTTAGCAACCTTGTCAGCCTCAGCCTTAACAGCATCCGCCTCACGCTGAGCAATTTCCTCAGCAGTTAATTCCACCTCTGTTTGCTCTCCTGTTTCGCAGTTGATTATTAGTTTAGTTGGCATTGTTTCTCCTTATGAGTTTGATATTCCGTATAGGTAAGCGGTTGAGTGTTCGGCAAAGTTAGCAACAGCACTTGTTGAATTGTTAAAACTTTCTAAAGTTATAGAACTAATTGCTGATGTAATAGACCACAAACCAGCCATCAATCCCTGCCTACCTTCAGTAGCATTGTTTTCCATTACAGAATCTACTGAAATGGATTTGTTGTTAGATGAAGTATAATTTGGAATATAAAATTCAATATTACCAAAAGTGCTTGATGTACTATTTGCTGAGTTGGTATAACCATACACTTTAGTATCTGTTCCTGATACGGCTACTGAACCCGTTCCTGCAAGTATTCGTCCAGTCATATTTGCACTTGAGCCATTTGGATAAAGCCAAACACCACCAGCAACATTTGCCGCTACATTTCGTGCAGATACGACTACCTTTAGGTCAGTATAAGTTGCTGGTATAGAGGTAAATTCTATGTTAGCCGCACCACCACTACCAACGGTTGAACTCGCTATCAAAGTATATGTAGTTGCCATTATGCCGCCTTAATTCCATAGAGCGTTGCGTTAGTACCAGTATTAAGATTATTGCCACTTTTAATAAAAATCTTAATAGAGGTAATAGCGGCTGGTGTGGCACGCCATAATCCAACTATTGCATCAACACCATTAGCAGCGTTATTGGCTCTCGTTAGTGCAGTTTTATAAGTTGTGGTATTTGCATAATTCATTATATTTACAATAACAATATCAAATGAACTACCGCTTGCAGGTGGGTTTCCATTGTTGCCTATTAAAATGGATGCTTTTGTTGCACTTTCCCTACCGCTTGAAGCGGAAGTTCCATTAGCCGATAAATAAGTGTCTGAGTAATTTGTGCCTGTATCCCCATTGAATTGCATTTCTAAATTGTTTAAACTGCCAGCCGCTTGACCATTAAAAATAACCACTAAATCGGTATAAGTTGCAGGTATGGAAGTGAAATCTACACTTGCTTGCGCACTACCTAAAGTAGTTGCCGCTATCGGTTCATAAGTTGATGGCATTGTTAAACTCCCTTGATTCCGTAGAGGGCGAAGTGTGAGTATTGAATAAAATTACTGCCACTTTGACGATTCAAAGTTATTGTAGTAATAGCGTTAGTGCTTCGCCAATTTCCTGAGTTTAATTGCACATATCCACCAAGTCCTGAAACAGTACCATTTAAATCAAATCCTGATAATGAGCGAACTGTTTTATATTTATTTGTATTTTTGTAATCTAAAACATCAAAAATAGAAACACCAAAAACATTGGGGGCAGCACTAGATGGCAAAGTGCCTGACCGCACATCTGTATTATTTGCTGTACCACTTGAACTAGCACTAGCACCATCACCTTGCAAATCGTGGATTGAATAATTGCCAGCACTATCACCATTGAAAGTTACAAAAACATTGTCTAAAGCGTATGTCGCTCGGTCTGTTGAGGCAAAAATTCTTAGTTGCAAATGTGTATAAGTAGCAGGAATAGAACTAAAAGTAATAGTTGCAGTACCGCCCGAACCAACAGTAGTGGTGGCTATTGATTCGTAACTATTAGTAACCAGATTGCCTGTAATTGCTGAGGCAATAATCCCCAAGATTGGCATTATGCAATATCCCCAACAACTAACCAATTATTTGCTGCAATTTTTATTGCAGTTGCGGCTGAGTTAGCCACTCTTAATTTAGGTGTATTTGAAGTTGCGCCAGTTGAAATAACTGTGGTTGTTCCTGATGTAACTGCCTTAATATCAGGCTGACCAGCACCAGTAACCCATACAAAATTAACAGTAGTTCCTACATCAAAATTAAATGTTGCATCTGTTGGGATTGAAAATGATTTAGCAGTGGCGGCATTCATTGAGAATAATTTGCCTTCATCGCCACTTGCAATTGTGTAATTATCAGTTTTTGTAACATAAGGAGTATTAATGTTTAAAGTGACAGTTCCAGAAGTTCCGCCACCTGATAAACCTGCTCCAGCAGTTACACCTTCAATATCACCAGTTGCACCAGATGCTGCCCAGGCGCTGCCTGTGTAGTACCAAAGTGAATTGTTATCTTTAGTGTAGGCAAACTGGCCTTCTTGAGGTGAAGTAATTGCGGCATCTCTTGCTGCGGTATTAGCAAAAACTAGAATACCTTGCATCAAGTAACCATTAACTTCAGATGCGGTTAGAACATCTCCAGTATTGAAGGTTTTAAAACCCAATCCTGCTGCCATTTATTTTCTCCTTAGTCAGTAACTCAGAATACCAGAACCCAAGCGACCCTGTGAGGTGGTGCTGTCCAGGATGAAGGCTTGAATAAGAGGTTCCGCAGTTAGTATTTTTGTTGTAAACATAGTGTTTGTTATATCGTGTTGAACGCCCTGCACAAATAGTTCCTTGGTAATGGTTGAGCCACCTGGAACAGTTTTTGTAACATTGACCAGATCAAAGATTTCAAGTTCCAAGCCTGCCAATATTGCTGCTTGCTCATTAGGATCGAGAAGGGTCATTGTCATTGAATCTATGCGATCAGTGGTGTTCTTTCTAGCCTCTAATAAGGTCTGAGCCTGATTTAAAGCCTCAGCATCTGTTTGAACTAGAATCCCCTGGCGCAAGCCTGAGTGTAAAAAGAAGGTATCTATCGAATTTTGATCAAATACATTCTGAGGTGTTCCGCCTAGGCGGGTTACTGTTACATCATTAACCAGCAAGGTATCATCATTGGCAAACTCAATTTGTTGGTAGCCAATACCTGTACCATCATCTGCAAAAACAATCGGGGTTTCATCGGCTTTTTTACTGATGGTATCTCTTGAGAGAAATGTTGCATTACCTTCGGCATCAATAAAGAACCCACCGAACTCTGAGGTTTCTGCTAATTGGATTGCAGTTAGTAAATCTCGATCAGAAACACCTGAATCACTTTGAAGGGTGCTGTTACCAGCATCAATATCACGCTGAGATGTAGGCCAGAGAGCAAAATCTAAAAATGATTCAATCCTTGCTCCGCTTAATT